GAATCTTCTCCCTTAATGTGAGCTACTTTATCTTTTCCTTCTACTAATGTTTCGCCGTTAGATAAACCTGCGATCCATTTAGAACCTGTATTTTCTATTGTTAACATATTTATTACAATCCATCTTTATGATGTATTCTCTTTTTAAAATTAGATGCTACTGATAGGTAAATGCAAATCTCATCTTATTTGCACTCTTCACACCTACTGTTGTAGGAGCTGCACTTATTAGTACATAGAAGTCGTGTGATGTAGCTGGAGTATCACTATCTGCGATACTTAAAGCTGTTCCACTTCCACCTACTGCTGTCCATTCCGTATCTGCTTGTTCAGCCATTTGGATAGTCATCTCTGTTTGAGCTGTTGCTGGAGTTGTACCATCGTACCCGAACATTGTGATATCCGTTACTGTGACATTACTGTCATAGCCAATAGATATTTTCAATGCACACTCTGCATCGGTAGCGAGTTCAATATCCTCTGTACCGTCTCCCCAATCTGCTGTTCCTGCTGCAATATACTTATTATTGACAGGAGTATTAGCCGCGGAGTCGTCTACACCTACTGAAGATCTTATATGAGTTGAGTCATTATAAGCGTCAACTGTTATTGGATTATCAAATGTTCCATCAGCGAATGATAGAGAATCTGCAGCTTCCAATGTCGTAGGAGAAACTCCCTGCAATACTAAAACTTGTGTTAAAGCCATTATGTTTTTCTAACTAAATTTAAATAAACCCTCGGAGGAGTTATGTAGTTCTTATGGTTACATCCTTAAGAATTACAAATTTTCCTTTATCCGAAGACGATATATTACCATCGTTATCCTTAAGTTGAACATCATAAGAATAAACCCCTTCTAACTCTGCTGTGTCAGCAGGAGCTAATGATATTATAGCGACTCCTGTTAAAGGAGCTTCAAAAACACTTGATTCCTCACTTATAACTGCTTCTGCGTCTGTATCTGTTACTTTTCTCTTAACTGTGAAAAACACAGTACTATCTGTTAGATCTATAACTACATCATCATCATCTGTAAATGTTATATCAAATGTAGCACTATCTCCTCTCTTTACTTCTATTTTCTTCATTTTATTCTTTATCCTCTTCTTCTAATTTATCTTCTTTTGTTGGTAAAGGAGTTCCAAATTCCTTTATCTCTAACTTTGCTTTAGCTTTGTCTTCTTTAGCTTTCTTATCTATTGTTTTCTTAGCATTTCTAATAAAGGATAATTCTCCTATTAATGCTTCATCGTCTACTAAGTCTGTTAGATTGTTTATCATCGAACTTGTTTCATAATCATTCTGAGGTAAGTTTCTCTTAAATACCACATCTATGTTATAAATAGGGATATCTTTCATTTTACCGATACTTCTTAGATAGTTGTTATATAGCTCGAATCTCTCTAATAATCCTCTCTCAAAATATCTCTCTGTATTACTTACTGATTGCTCAAATGCTAATAGCTTATATCTCAAAGCTACACCACTAGAATTCCCTACGAAATTCTCATCGCTCATATTAGGTGTTTGACTTATTTTATGAATATCATCCTGTATAACTTTCCTTAATACATCTATCTGTTCTTCGTCTAAACTTTTAGTTAAATACTCTAACTTAGAATCTGCATCTAAACCGAAAATAGTTCTGTTTATTCTTAAATCTCTTAATTGTTTCTTCTCTAATTTAACGCCATAACCTACAAGAATAGCTTCTACTAATTGCTCTTTATCATTAACTCTATCTGATTGGAGTAAATTATAAGCGTCTATTAAACTAATTACTTGTACAAAATCCCCTTGATATTCTGTATTATTTTTATATTCAACTAAAGGTACAAGTCCAAATTTATGAGGTTTTGATTTCCCTACTACAATAATACCGCCCTTTTCACAATCATATTCTGCTATCTTATCATAAACTTGTACTGCTTCATATTTATCTTTTTCTGTACTCTTACTGTAGATTATTCCAAAAAGCTTATTATGTTCTACAGTATCATCATAAACACAAACAGCGTTTCTTACATCTATATCTTTACTTCTAATATCATTATCCACGTTATAAACAAGTTCGTATTGTATTCCAAATATAGAAATATCTTTCGCTATCTCATGGTCAATATCTGCCATACTTTGCTTTTTAAATTGCTCTTCTATTAAAGAAATATCATCTCCTTCTGTTGCTTGATATTCAACAGGATTCCCAAGTAAATATCCAATATGGATATCTGTTATATACTTAGCATGGTTGATAACAAGCTGGTTGTTCTTAGTAGTTGGTGGTTTCTTCCTGGTTAAAATATCGTGTTCTCCTAGGTAATAATTCTCTAATTTATTATATTGAGTTCTCTTCTCTTCGTTGTATTCTATCGCTCCTTTTATTAAGTCTACAGTTAGTTTTGAATCTTTTGGTACAGTATACATATTTTTCTAAGTCAATTTACATTTAAATTGTAACACGTTTTCAGTAAAACTTATATTCCTAATTCCCATGCTGGAATAATTTGTATATGAGTGTTATCCTTAATAGCGCTCCATGCTAGACATAAAGCCATAACAATATCATCATGAAATCCCTCAGGAGCTGAGTAACTTACATTACCACTTTTACTTACTTTATACTCGTAAAGCTCTAACTCATCTATAACTTGAGGATCATCAGGCAACCATATTTCCTTGTTTTCTATAGCGACTGATAAGTTATTTACTATCTCCGCTTTACTACTACTTGTAAATTTAAAAGGTACAACTTTCATTCCCATAGCCACTAAGTCATCGTAGATACTATCTCCATTTCCTGTGGAATCTAACACTATCTTTCCTTTATTCCACCTCCTCCAAGCTTCTTTTATCCTAGCTTTTTGTAATACCCAATCTATCTGATTAAATCTATCCTTATACACAACTTCATGCGTTTCATCATCTATAACAATAATAACTGTGAAATCTACATGCTTTGCTAAATCTACCCCCAGTATATATCTTCTACCTGGAATTGGTTCTTTATAAGTATCCTTAATTACATCTCTAATCTTTCTAAATACCATTCCTTCACCTTCTATAAATTCTGCCATGTATTCTTGCTTGAATACTAACTCAGGTGAAAGTGCTCTAACTGTTTCTATCTGTTTATTAGTCCAATAAGGTGAATCATAAACTGTATAATGAAAAGTAGCATAATCAGCATTACCACTTCTACCTAATACAGCTAATTCATGAAATTTATTCCTTCCTTTAGGAGTTCCTATTATCTTTCCTCTAACGTTATCCCCTTTAATCATAGGATAAAGAGTATTGTCCCAAAGAGAAGACTTTTTTAATATAATTCCCCCCTCGTTCAATACATATCTCCCGTAATTAAATCCTTCTAAATTCTCTGGTTTCTGTGCTGAACCAAAATCTATCTCTCCACTAGGTAATCTGAGTATTTTTTTTTGAGAGTTCCATTTACAATCTTTCCATATATCTTGAAGTATAGGTTTGAAATACCAATCTATATATTTATCAATATTAGTATGTACTGTATCTACCCATAAAGATCTACAATTTAAATCTAGGGTTTCCTCTAATAACCACTGAGCTGTATTCCAAGTTTTCCCTGTTTGTCTACCTGCGTGTATTATTGTATGTTTAGCTTTATTAAATAACGCCTCATAGATAAATTTAGGGTACTTTAGGTGTAGGTTCATCTATAATCTCCCTTGTTATATTAAGACTCATATCTCCCTTTATCTCTGTTGACTGAGTAGCTTTTCCAAACCCTCTATCTAATAAACTGTCTAATACTCTAGGATCCGGTCTCTCTGTTGTTATGAAATAATACTCCGTATCATCATCCTCTAACTCTCCATCTATATATTTCCTTATAGTCTCTTCATCTGTTACTAATACTGCTTTCTGTCTAGTTCTCTTTCCCTTCTCATCTATCTTTGTTTTTATAAACATAAGATACTGACATCCTTCCGCTAATGTCAATTGTTTATCTAATATCCTCTGAGAGTTCT